AGGTGGCGCACGAACTGACGGCTGCCTGCTATGGAGCGGAACGACCCAAACCGAAGGTGGAGCCAGGCGACAATATGGAGTGGCACTCGATGGAGGAAGGAACCCCGCAGCAGCGCTCCATGTACCTAATCGCAGAGAACAGGAACGGCACGCCATTCTGCCGCATTGCGCAGTACGACCCCAGGCGCGACCTGTGGAGGCCGTGGGAGTCGCCAACCTACCTCGGTGAACCACTCTCGGACGCGCAGCTCTCATACGTTACGCACTGGATGCGCGTAATTGCGCCCGAAACCATCCAACCCGCGGACGAAGACTGACCGAAGCAAAGGCACCCACGTCGGGTGCCTTTCTTGTTTCCAAACGTGCCTAAACTTGACGAAATACACAAAAAAGCGGGCAAAATACTAAAAAATTAAACAAAATTGCAAAATATATGAATAAATACTTGTACAATTCAAAGAAACGTATTACCTTTGCATCAGATTCAAGAAACAAACAACACTAACAAGGGCGGCAACCTATAAGCGGCAACAAGAAAATGAAGACTTACACCAACGCAACGACAGCAGACCTCCGCAACAAGGTAAACGAATGGAAGGAAATGACCGAGTGCAACGAGCACAGCGACCTCCTCTGCGACATGGCGATTTTCTTTGAAATGGGCAGCGAGTATGTGAACTACTTCTTCGACCTCTCCCTGAAGAACGGCCTAACACTGGACGAGTGCAACGCACGCTACGAAAAGAAAAAGGAAATGCTCGAAGGTATCAGAACACAGCACGGAGAAACGGTCTACAACTTTATATTAAAAGCATTCTAAAAACAACCTGGGGAGGGGCAACCCTCCCCACCATAACAAACAAACAACAAAAACACCGGCGGCAACGGGTAACAGCGGCACAAAAGAAATGAAGTATTTCGTATTTAAGGTCGAGGGCATAAGCGACTACGAGGTCGTAACCAGTGAAAGCATGGAGCAGGCAGAGAAAGAAACGGGCCGCAAGTGCGTGGCCGCCTTCATGTACAAGGAAGACGCCGATGGCTTCGTATATGAATATAACAATATGTGGAGATAAAACAAAGGCACAAGACCATGAACACCCAAGACACAAACACCACGCACCGCTTCATCGTAAGCGAGCAGGCCGACATCATAGACAAGAATGGCCAGTGGTCCGGAGTTAGGGAAATAAGCGTGCCCTTAAACATCGAGGGCGGCAAGCGCCCCAACCGCGCCAGCTTCCTCGAATGGTTGCAGACTGTGTTCCCCCTGTGCAACTGGCAAGCCGACGACGGCACGGACTGGGACGAAGATGTCGCCACCGATTACTGCCAATACGTGGCAAACATAGACGACGCCGACGCGTCGCACATATACCTCGCAGTATATAAAGCAAGTAAAACAAATTAAAGACGGAACAATGACAGAAGAACGAAAGCAAATGACGCGCGACAAGATAGGCGCGCGTGTGCTCGCCCTGCGGAAGTTGGCGGGGCTGAGCCAGGAAGAACTGGCAGCGCGCTCGGGATTGCAGCGCACCCACATCTCGCGCATAGAGATGGGAAAGTACACGGTAACGCTGGACACACTTCAGGCAATAGCGGAAGCGCTGGGCATGACGGTGGACATCATCGACCCAAAACTCGCGGACCTCGCGCCGCTGAAGACACTCTAACACAACCGGGGGAGGCAACCTCCCAAAAAACAAGCCAACCACAACCGCAGGGCACCCCACGAAGGGGTGCCTTTTTTGTTTAGGTAAACATTCGGGCGATGTTTAGGTAAACCTTCGGGCATGATGGGCGCGTATGGTATGAAACGCACGACGATATTATGCGCCATGCTGGTGACGCTGGCGGGATGCAAGACGCACGAACGCATCGTGGAGGTGGAACGGGTACGGACCGACACCACCTACATCACGAAGCACCAGCGCGACAGCGTGTGGCTGCACGACAGCATCCACGTGAAGGACAAGGGCGACACGGTGACCATCGAGCGGTGGCACACCAAGTACATCGAACGCGCCACACATGACACCATCTACCAAGCAACGCACGACACGCTGCCCCTGCCATACCCGGTGGAGGTGGTGAAGAAGGTGGAGAAGCCCCTCACATGGTGGCAGCGCACGAGGCTGCACGTGGCGAACATCGTCCTGCTGCTGTTGGTCATCTATGGCGGTGCGAAGCTGTGGAAGTTGTATCGACGGCTGAAACCCTGAAGCGGCTTTTCTTTCATTGTTTGTTTTGTCATGGTATTTTTGCCCCTGGTCACGAGTTGGCCGGGGGATTTTCGTGGCAAAAAGTAATAATTTTATATTATCTAAATGCGAAAATCGCATATTTTGAGAGGAGAAAAATCGGAAATTCCGACTTTTCACTTAATGGCGCGGTAAACCCAGCGCACAATGTGGGGCGATATGTAGAAATAACTGCGAACACATGAACATACCATTCGAGGACATATCGACCATCCTGGCGCTCTTCGTGAGCGGTGGGGGGTTGGGCGTGTTAATAACATGGCGCTACAAACTGCGCCAAGAGAAGGCAACAACCCATCAGGCAGAGGCCGAGGCCATGAGCGCCGAGAACAATGCCACAAAGGAAGTGCAGGACATATACCAGGAACTCATCGAGGACATCAAGCGCGACCGCGACGAGCAGAAGGCATACATCACGGAGTTGAAAGACGACCGCCAGCACCTACGGCTGGAGCGCGACGAACTGCGCGACCGCATAGACGAAACGGACAAGCGCGTGCGCGAACTTCAAGTACAAGTAACCAAGAACGAGAAGATGGTGGAGAGCATGCGCCCTTTTATGTGTGGCCGCATGGGTTGCCCCAATCGCACGCTCGTGCTCATATCGGCCGACGGGGAATGTAAGCCCACGAAGTCAAAACCCAAACCCGAAATAAAATGACTATCTCACTAAAACAAGGCAGCAAGGGCGGCGCGGTGAAACTCGCCCAGCGACTGCTCCATCTGTATCAGGATGGCATCTACGGCCCCGCCACTGCGGAAGCCGTGCGCGAGTTCCAAAAGACCAACGGACTGAAGGCCGACGGGGTGATAGGTCCCAGCACCTGGGCGCGCCTCGTGGGCTTCTTGTTGTTGCCCTCGAAGCGAGTCATCACGGAGATAATAGTGCATTGCACCGCCACGCCAGCCGGCAAGGACTACACCGTGGACGACATCACGCGCTGGCACAAGCAGCAGGGCTGGAGCACCATCGGCTACCATTACGTGGTGTACCGCGACGGCACCATCCACACGGGGCGCGACGTGGACACCATCGGGGCACATTGCAACGGCCACAACGCCCACAGCATCGGCGTGGTGTACATAGGCGGCGTGCAGCGCGACGGGAAGACTCCCAGCGACACGCGCACATGGAAGCAGCGCGAAGCTCTGAGCGACCTGCTCTTCGACCTCCACATCATGTACCCAGGCGCGAAGGTCTACGGCCACCGCGACTTTGATAAGGGCAAGGCCTGCCCGTCGTTCGATGCCCGCAAGGAATACAGCACACTCTTTTCCTCATAGTTTGAATGATTATTTTGGCGGTAAACCCTCGCAGCGATTGCGGGGGTTTATTGTATGGGAAGACTCTCTGAATACATAAACGGCCCCAGCGGCTCGCGTCCCGCGTTCCTGTCTGGAAGCGCTGGAGGCGGACAGGTGGAAGTCATCGGCGCAGAGCAAGTGAGCGCCATGATGGCGTCGTTGTTGACCAACGAGCCCACAATGGACCGCATGGTGCGCCGTCTCATTGCGCAGAAAACGCGCGAAGCTCGCAACCGCGTGAGCAGCGACATAGGTGGCTATATCGAGGACGACCCCCGCAAGGCAGCGCGAGCCGTGAAGCACATGGTGTACAAGACGCTATTCGGCTCCAACATCAGCATCCTATCGAAGCGCAAGGCATCGAGCACGCGCGCGACGCTGAAGCGCGAGCGCAAGTTGGACAGCAACCCCAGGCAGTGGGGTGGCAACCGACGCCCACGCAGTCAGCGCACGGAGCAAATGGACTCATACTTCGGAGCCGACCGTGGCTTCGTGCTGCGCTTCCTCAGTTCCGGCACCACGCAGAGGCAGACGCGCTTCGGAAATCGTGGCACCATTGCCGAGAGCGGCATGTTCGGGCGCATCGCACCCTGGCACATGGAGCAAGCCATCCAGGAGGTGAACGCGGCAATCTTAGAGTATATAAACAAGCAGGCAAATGGCTAAGAATGATATTTTGGTTCGCTGGAAAGCGGACACAGGCAACTACGACGCGAACATAGCGAAGGCGCGGCGACAGCTCGACGGCTTTGCGAAGGACAACCTGTCGGCGGGTGGTGCCATGAAGCAACTCACGCAGAGTGTTGTCGGCGCTGCTACCAAGTTTGCGAGCCTCGCGGCCGCTGGTAAACTCGCGATGGAAACAATCAAGGGAGCATTCAACGCGACCGAGCGCAGCGCAGACGCACTGGCGAGCACGCAAATGCAACTGAATAGCGTCGTCGATAGTTTCTTCCGCACACTCAACGATGGCAGTTTTACTACCTTCTTGTCGGGTTTATCGGATGTGGCTACCAGGGCGAGGGAAGCATACGAAGCGATGGACGAGTTGTCCTCGTTCGCTGTGCGCTACAACCCAAAGAACCAGGCAGACATGCAGCGCATCGACAAGTTGCTGAAGGAAGCGCGCGCACTCCAGGCGAAGGGAGACAAAGCAGGAGCCGCCGCCAAGACTGAGAAAGCCACCGAAATAGCAAACCAAGCAAGGGCCAACACGATGGCATACGGCCAGCGAGAATACAACGCGGGCATGACCACGCTGAAGAACTTGCTCGGACAAAGCGGGACGACGTTCTCGGAGAGTCAGATAATGTGGTATTCGGACCCGAAGAACTTCGACGAAGCAAACCGCCTGGCTAAGACATACGAGAAAATAGTCGGCCTTCGCAAGTCTATGACGTCGGGTCCCATGAGCGGCGAGGCGGTGCGGGAAATCCAAAAGCAAATAGATGCACTTGGCCCTGTCACCCCGAAGATGGCGCGCGCGTATGCTTATATGAACACACGCGACACAGCGGGGACTGAGAAGGGCGACATGTTCATCAAGGCCACCGAACAGATATACGGCAAGCAAAGGGCAGAATATGCCGCAGACGCAATTCAGGCTCGCATAGACAGGGCCTACGCCACAGCAACCAAAACAACTGGCGGTGGCGCTGGTGGCGGTCGTGGTTCGTCCGGCTTCTCCTCGTCCATCAAGGAGCCCGCAATGCTGACGGCAGCCTTCGAGGGAAGCATCCCAAGCATGCAGGAATTGCGCAAGGAATTGGCAGCATTTAAGCAGGCGGCAGACAACGCCACCACATCATACGAACGCATCAATGCCGAAAGCGGCGCGGCACGAGTGGAGCAACAGATAGCCGCGCAGCCGCTCGCACTGAAGGCTGGCCTCGACATCGACACGGCTATGGCTGTGCAGGAGCAATGGGAGGGCGGCCTGCGCGAACAAATAGAGGAGGCACTCAACGCCGACGCGCTGCGCCTGAAGGCATCGCTGGAAATAGACCCCGACCAACTGAAGGAGGTCACCACCGACGCGAAGAAGATGGGCGACAACTGGCAGGCAGCGGGGCAGGCCATCCAGGCAGTGGGCAGCGCCATGAACGCCATCGAAGACCCGGCCGCGAAGGTTGCGGGCACCATAGCCGAAGCCATTGCCAGCATCGCAATGGGTGCCGGTCAGGCCATCGCCAGCCACGGCGGACGAATGGAGAACGGAGGTCCCTGGGGTTGGATAGCATTCGCAGCAAGCGCCACCGCCACAATGATAGCCACCATCGCATCCGTGCGCAAGGCCACGTCACACGCCGACGGCGGTATCATCCCCGGCAACAATCTGAGCGGGGACAACCGCCTCGCATGGGTCAACAGCGGCGAGGTGGTGCTGAACGCTGCACAGTCCGACACGCTGGCCGCAAGGCTTCAAGGCGAGGATGGTGACTACCAGCCGCGAAACAGCTACATCAGCGGAGAGCAAATTGTAACAGTCATTAACGCCTACGGCCGTCGCACTGGTCGCGGGGAAATACTGAGGTAACAATGACATCTAACATTTGGAATTTGGGATGGACGATAACCACGAAGAGCCTGCACGGGCACCTGTATGTGGTGAATATCTACACGAAGGACGCGGTGTCCTCCGCCCAAGCACTCATACCAGCCGCCACCGCCTTCGAGTTCCAAACGGAGACAAGCGAGGACGTGCTTACGCCCGTAAGGGGAAGCACTGGTTACGTCCGTTATATATTCGACGGCAACACCTACGACGTGATGCCCGAAACGATGACGGACAGATATGTGGAGGTAACGCGCGACGGCGATGTGTTTTGGCAGGGATTCTTGAAGGCTGAGACCTTCGACGATGTGTACGACACCATCACGCACGAGGTGGCCATCCCATGCCATTCACTTCTCGACGCTTTGGCGTATGCCAATATCGACATCCCAGTGAGCGACCCCACGGCCGTCACCTTCAAGCGCATGGTCGTGGACGCATTCGACGCGCTTATGGGAGAGCAGACCACAATCCTGGATTATCTATTCTTCCCTCGCGCTGGCAGTGGTAGTACCTTCCACTTCCCGAGCAACGTCAAGCAATCATATGGCGATGTGCTGAGTGTTCCCCTGTGGTGCTATGGTTTTTGCGACTATGACGAGGAAAGCGCAGACGCAAACACAAACGGGTTTGTCGGTTGGTCGTGGCTGAAGGTGTTCGAGGAATACATGAAAATCCTCGGCACATCCATGCACGTCGCAGCCGGTAGTCTATACATGACCATCCCAACCGTGGAGGATGACTATTCGCGCTATTCGTGGGAGCGTATGCGGAACGGCGGCGCGTCTGTCAACGTGTACGGGCGCAAACTGAGCCTTCTCGACGAGGTTGCATTCGAGTCAACCAACAACACGACATCGGTAACGCCGCCCATGCACTCGGTGAAGTTTTCGCTCGGTTGCAGGTCGTTTAAGTATGGTGCCAAGTTCGACAAGGACAAGCTGTACGACACGGTAACGTATCAGACCTTTCCGCATGGCGACTATTACTATCGTGAGGGAAACACTGGAAAAACATGGCAGCCAAACCTGTCCCTGGTGCAGAACGTGGCATCCATTACTGTGTTTGACGTTTGGAAACAGTCGGAAGATGACGAGCACAAGGCATATTCATGGAAATACGGCATACGAGTGGAGGGGAACACAGCCAGCAAGCCGCAGACACCATACAGGAGCGACTGCGTGGAGGCCTTCACCATTACGGGCATAACTCCATTTAACGGCAAGGAAGGCGGCATTTTCGAGTCGGGCCTATTGATTAACGGCTCGGCCACAAAATGGCTGGTCCCCGACACATCAACAAACGCGTACATCGTTGCATCGCTACACTTGTCAGGTTATTGGTGGGCAGGTGGTCGCTGGATGAGCGACGCCGAGGCTGCCTCCCTGGGAAATGATCCGGTGTTCTTGCTCTACCTCGACGAAGGTGGAAAAATAAAGGACAACGCCAATTTAACAAGCGAAGACTATCTCCTCCACTCTGACAAGGGCGGCTACCTTATGCCGTTTGGTGCTCAGTATGGGCTTACACCCACGGACATTGTTGGCGTGCCTGTTCTCAAAATATACGAGCCTTTCGGCTATCAGTCGGGCGAGTTCCAGGTAATAACCGACCTAAGCCTCGAATACACATCACAAGAACCATCGCAAAAAATAGAGTACGGAGTCAATTCAAGTTGGGCGGGGGCATGGAGTCATGTGCGATTTACGGGTGAGTTTTCGATAATAGCCAACGCGAAGGGGCAGGGCGAATACGAACTCGACCTAAATATCAGCAACGCGACAGCCAACCCAGGAATGGAATGGTATGCGCCGCCCGCTTATTTGGTGCTCGGCCCCTTTTATGCGTTTTCGATTTATGACAAACCGCTTAATCTCATAAAGGTTGGCAACGCATACGCCCCGGACGTGCTGCCGTATGACATACTGAAACGCGACGGCGTTCGGTATAGGATTTTATCCTACGGAATGAATACATACGACGACGAGGGAAAAGTTATACTATTTATCACAGATTTAGGGGAGGAATAACACATGATTTTACAAGGCAACAATCTCATCATCAAGGCCAACGGCACAGCGCTGGCCAAGTCGAAAACGTGCTCCATCGACATGGGCGTGGACACCTTCGAGGTAAGTTCCCCAACGACGGGGACATGGAAGACCCACATGTGCAAGCGCAAGGGGTGGAACGTCTCGTGCAACCACCTCGTGACAGTGGCGGGATGGGCCACCGAGTTGCTGAAGCTGGGCAACACGGTGACGCTCTCCCTGGAGGTGAGGAACGGCGGCACGAATTACAACTTCGCGGGCTTCTACGCAGGCGCGGTGTCGAACATCCGCACATACAACCCCACGGGCATATACTGGCACCCCACGCTGAAGATGTTCGTGGCGCTCAGCAACGACACATACTACAAGTATTGGGCATACCAAAACCCCAGCGCAGAGGCTGAGAAGTACTACACAAGCCCGGACCCATTCGCCACATACGTGGACGTGAGCACGAGCAAGAGTTACGCAGTGGACACTGAGGGCGGCGGCATGGTGGAGCTGCGCGCATACAGCGGACAGGCCATCGTGGAAAGTGTGCAAGTGAACGCGCGGCGCGGAGCTCTCGCCAGCGGTGGCTTCAAGTTCCTGGGCACGGGAGAACTTGCGCTGGTGACAACTTAGGAACGACTACTTTCTTCCAGTTTCTTCACTTTGTTTTATGTTGTGGTAAACCCTCGCAGTGATTGCGGGGGTTTATTGTAGACATAAACCAATTAAAGCATGGATAATTTTTTCGCACGATGGTTCCGGCGTGAGGCAATGCCCGGAGTGCCATCAACGACAAACCCGAACGACCCTTCAAACTCGCCCATCATAGCGAAGGGAGACTGGAAGGAACAGGTCGTTCTTCCCACGGGAAGGAAATCGCTCGTGGTTCCTGCGTGGTTTAGGGGCGTGAGCCTTATCATGCAGACGATGGGCCAAATGCGCGTGCAGTACCAGCGACTGAACGGCGAGGGCGGGAACTTCATCGAGGACCGCTACGGCGACGCGCGCAGGTTGAACTATCTGCTCCAGGTGCGCCCAAACCCGCTCATGACTGCCTCCCAAATGCAAGAGCAGATCGAGTTTCGCAAAATCTACTACGGCAACGCCTTCGTGTATATCGAGCGCAACGCATCGGGGTGGCCGGTGAACTTGTGGCTGTGCACGGGTGGAGGCTACGACCCCATCTCCAACACCTACACGCTCACCTACAACCGGGAAGGGCACCCCTCACTGGTTACCAACGCGCCCGCCGAGGACGTGCTGCACTACAAGAACATATTCCTCACGGACGACTACTACATGGGCGTGCCCACCATCGTCTACGCCATGAAGACGCTCTCCATCGCAGCCACGGCCGACGAGCAGAGTCTGAAGGACATGGCAAAGGGTGGTAAACACAAGGTCATCATCCAGGAAGAGAAAGCGCCCACGCTGGGCATGCGAGGCAGGGCCGACCGCAAGGAACTGAAGCGCATGGCGGAACAGTTCGCCAGCGACTGGCAGAGCGGCGACTTCCTGTTGCTGGACAACGTGGCGGGCACTCAGATAATCAGTCAGACGGCCGCAGAGCTCCGAATACTGGAGAACCGAGGCTTCGAGGTGAACGACATCGCCCGCATCCTGGGCGTGCCCCGCATCATGATGATGGAAGATGCAGGCAGCAGCTACAAGATGCCCGAACACGCCACGCAGGAATTCCTGCTGCGCACCATACAGCCCCGCATACGCGAATACGAGGACGAGCTGAACTCTAAGATGCTCTCCGAGTATGACTTCGGCCGTCGCCGCATACATGTGTGCGAACTGGCACTCCGTCGCCTCGACGCGAAGGGTCAGGCCGAAATCGACAAGATGCACATGGAGACCGGCTGGAGCGTGAACGAAATCCGCAGCCAGTACGACCTGCCAAACATCGCAGAGGGCGATGCCCACTATGTGAGCACCAACCTGGCGGAAGTGGGCAGCGAGAAGCTGCGCAGCGCTGGCGGTCAATCAGCACCAACTACAACCGAAGACCCCACTGGAGAGGGGGAGGAAGGAGGTGAAGCATGAAATGGCTCACGCTTGACTACATCAAGGCGCACTCGCGCATCGACTTCAACTGCGAGGACGACCTGCTGACCCTGTACGGCGAAAGTGCCGAGGAGACGGTGCTCAACATCGTGGACAGGACCTACGACGAAATTATCGCCATTAACGGCGAAATACCCGCGCCACTCTATCACGCAGCCCTCATGCTCGTGGAGGTGGCATACACCCAGCGCGCACCAATCAGTCAGACCAACCTCTACACGGTGCCCTACACCTTCGACATGATTATCAAACCATACATGAAACTATCCGACCATGTGCAACAATAGTGAATACATACGGCGCGTCATAGGCGTGACGCGCACCTTCTACTGGACCATCACCACCGGCGGGGTGGACGTTGACCTCGAGGGCCGCGACCTTCGCCTGGTTATCATTGCAGCCAAAGGCGGCGAACAGGAGATGGACTTCACCACCGACGCCAATGTCCTGACCTTCACCTGGCAGGGCACCGCCCAGGAGCGCATCGACAAGTACAGCGTGGTGCTGTGGGAGAACTACGGCGAAGACAGCCAGCGCCGCGTGGACATCCACAACTTCGTGGAGTTGGTGCCCTGGTGCGCCGAGCAGTCGGGCGAATATCCCGACCTGACCGAGGAGACCATCGAGTTGGGCACCTCAGACTTTACCGACCAAAGCGGTGCGCCTGTCGCCGTGGTGGACTCCCTCGACTCGCACAGCACCACGGCAGCCCTCTCTGCCAACATGGGCCGCGAGCTCAATGAGACGAAGCAGGGCAAGATAACGGCGATCGCTCCCGCATACCTGGCAAACGACACGCTGCGCCTGCGCATGCTGGCCATCGGAAACGACGTGATGGGCTTTGTGGGCACGCAAGTGTACCCCGAAGTGACGGAACAGTCGGGCAAGGATGCCATCATGCCAAGTATTAAGGCAATAGAAGACCACATTGTGACGCCAATGCAGACGGCCATCGGTGGCAAGCAGGACACCATCCAAGACCTTCCCACCATCCGTTCGGGTGCCGCCGCTGGTGCTACTGCCTACCAAAAGCCCGCGTCAGGCATACCTGCCACCGACCTCGCGCAAGCCGTGCAGGATGACCTCACCCTGGCAGCTTCTGCCCTTCAGGATGCCCCCAGCGACGGCAAGCAATACGCACGAAAGGATGGCGCGTGGGAGGAAGTACAAACTGGTTCCGCATCAACCGCCGCAGATGTGGAATATGACAACACAGATAGTGGACTTACAGCTACAAATGTCCAGGACGCTATCGATGAAATCAATGCGGATGTCGCTTTGCTTGATGGATACGACAATACAGACGCTGCCGACCTTGATATAGCGGACGAGAATGGGAATGTTTTAGTGTCATTTGGGCATGGGCACATTAAGACGCAGAAATTTGATTCTTCGGTCAATCCACAATGGATCGCAAATGTATGTGCTTGTCAGTATGACGGGAAACTTATGCACATATCGTTTGACGATACATCGACATGTTTGACTACATTGTTTGGTTCTTCTCATTCGTCCATATACGATGTAACATTCTTTTCAAACCTCAAGACATTGCACGAAACATACGGTGCATGTTTCTCCTGCTATATCTATGTTGAGAGCCTCGCAAATGTTACGAACACATACGCATCGGAATTCCAGGCCGCAAAGAATTGGCTGAAGTGGAACTTCCACACATTAAACAATACACAATACAAAGATGGTAATCCAATCATAAGCGACTACAATTTGGGAATTACGCGACTGCTTGCAATGGTTGGGAATGATAAAGAATGTCTCGACCACGAAATGAGGGCAAATTACTATGAGTTGAGCCTTACCAACGCTATTGCGGTAAGAAATAACTCCAAAAACCCCTCTTATATTTTTTGCGCCCGTGACCCAATAAGTACATCGACAAGTAACTACTACTTGACAAGCGAACAACAAAAGTTTGTGCAAGCGAATTCCCGTTGGTACGATGTTACTAACCGAGTCATATTTGTACAAACTTGTGCAAGGCTCGACAGCGATGCGAATGTTACTACTTGCAAAGCCCTAATTGAGGCAAATCCCAAGTGGCAAAAAACTTGCGAGGTTCTCAACCATGAGTGGGCATTCGACAATACCAGGATGGATAGCTTCCTTAACTGGGCGAAGAACACAATGGGCTTCAAATTTGGGTTCTTTTCGGACATCTTCTCACTATAACTAATACAACTATGGCAAATGTAATTTTAATAAAAGGTTCTGACTATTCAGCCGCGTCAATGGGAAACTACGAATTGTATGAGCGAGGTACGACTCCACCAACAATAAATGATGTTACTTTTGGACTGAATACTGATGCCAATATATTAGCCTCTTATGGTGTGCAATCAGTAAGCGAAAGCCTTGTAATTGTCACAGCTAAAAATACGCTCCCAGTTGGCACTACTATTGTTGCAAGCGACCCCGATTTATACAACACATACAAATTCGCAATATCTTTGATTCCATTCGGATATATTGGTCCAGTATTTGGACAAGATATGGGACAATGGGACTGTACATACAGCAACCAAGCGTGGAACACCAGCGATATAACGCTAAAGAACAAAGGATATTATTTGTATGTAAGGCGAATAGACGAAGCAACATTGACATCGAGTGATGTTGTGGCACTGCAAAACAATCTTATCGTCACAATACCGCAGACAGACGCAAACGATGTTTCATACAATTTAAGCAACGATGGTGGACTTCTCCATAGTTACAGAAGAACCTCTACACAAGATAACATTCGTGGAATAAACTACTATTTATTTGAAATACCTGTTGGCGCAACAATTAAGGCCAAAAGCGGTAGTAGCGTTTTCTCTACCTATAAATTTGCAATATCAAAGTCGGGATTGGGAGCTACATTTGGTGAAGGAAATTGGGATACATCATACAGCGGTTCTGCCTATATACAGCAAGATATTACCTTAACAACAAAGGGATATTACTTGTTTATCGCCCGCGTTGATGGGGCTACACTTACAAGTAGTGATATGACAGCACTCAACGAAAATCTTATTGTGAGAACGAACTATGAATAAATCCCTAAAGACAAAATCCTCCACTTTGTTATTTGCATGGTAGCCGCCTTCATCAACCCGTGGCTGGCGATAGGTTTGGCGATTGGCAAAGAATACGGAGACAGCAAAGCACCAGGTAACAAGTGGGAATGGTGGGGCATACTGGCAGACGCCATCGGCATCGCAGTCGGCAGCATAGTGTGGTTCCTTTGGCATAAGTAAACCCCACACACATTTTTACCCGTATAGTATGGCAACAGGATACGCAAGCGGCATGAGGGAGTTCCTCGTGACCATCATCAACAGAACGGAGGCAGTGGATGGAGTGTTCGGCCTCGATTCGGCTGGCATCACATGGGAAGATGGACCAACGGTTCACGCTTCAGTCGACTGGGGGAAGGGCATGCGCTCACTCAATGCTGGCGCCGTTGACGCATACGGCGTGGTATTGGTGAGGATGGACTGGAATTGCGAGATAAATATGCGCAGCCGCATTCGCTGGGACGGGCTACTTTACCAAATACTGCCTGAAACCTTCCACGCCAACAGACGCAAGAACACCATCCAGTTCAACGCACAAGCAATCGTAAACGAATGAAGAAAATCGCCATTGTTCACTACAACACACCGGAACTGACCGAGGCGTGCATCCTATCCTTGCGAAAGAAGGGGTGCTTTTGGCCCGTCATCGTATTCGACAATTCCGACAAGCGCCCGTTCAATGTCTCAATGCCCAACGTGCACGTGCTCAACAATACGGGCGGGCTGTTTGTTGACTTCGAGGCAGAACTTGCCCAATATCCCGACCGCAGCAACGATTACGCAAAGGTGAGCAACTACGGCAGCGTGAAACACATGCTGAGCGTACAGAAGTTGTGGGAACTGGAACCGGGCGGCTTCATCCTGCTCGACTCTGACATCCTGCTGAAGAAGAGCATCACGTGGCTTTGGGACGAGAATTTTGCCGCCTGCGGCAAGGTGCAATACCTCCGGCGGGTGGGAAGGAAAGAACACGACCGCCTGGCGCCCATGTGCCTATACATGAATGTCCCCCTGCTCACGAAGCACGGCGCGCGGTTCTTCGACCCCATGCGCTCGTGGTGGTTACAGCCAGGCAGCGACAACGATGCCAACTGGTGGGACACTGGCGCGTGCCTGCTCGACGACATACGCAAGACGAAGCCGGAACTCGTGGCGAAGTGCTGGCCACGCCTGGAGGAGTATTACGCACACTATGGCAGCGGCTCATGGCGACGCACGGACGTGGCTGCGCAGTTGAGCTGGCTCAATGCCCACCGCAATTTATGGGCACCGAATGAGCAGTACAAACTGGGCAAAGTTGAAGGCGAAACCAACGGCGCGAAGATATTTGTGTGCACGCACAAGGACTTCATCCCGCACGTGAAGCACCCAGTCTATGAGATAGCGGACGCTCGCGACATCAACGAGGGCAAGTATGCGATGCCCGGCCTCTTCTATTCCGAGTTTATGACATACGACGCCCTCGCGCAGCCTCACATCACGCCGAAGGTGGTCGGCTTTTGCCACTACCGCAAGTATTTCGATTTCATTGACAACGTGCCACGGTTGGACGAGAACACGCGCATCGTCTCCAAGCGCGTGGACCTGAAGAAACCCATGCGCGAACAGTATGCCGACTTCGGCAACGTGGCAGACCTCGACCTGTGCACGGCCATCATTGACAAGAAGCACAAAGACTTCGCGCCAGCGTGGCACCAGGCACTCGAGAGCTCCACACTGCACCCCTGCTCCATGTTTATCATGCCGCGCAAGGAGTTCCGCGCAATGATGCGCCTCGTGTTCTCCATTCTCGACGAATGGGTGAACCGCGCGGGCGACATAGAGCAGCGCATCAAGGACAACCCGGAGGCCTACCATCTGAAGCGCGTGGGCTTCGACTACGCACTCCGCATCGGAGGCCAACTCGGGGAGCGCATTGTAAGCGCCTGGATAGACTGGAAGATGCCAGACGCCCGGGAGATCCCAGTTCGCGTTTTTCCTCGGTAAACCTCACACCACATTACGCCCGATATATAACGAACTAATAAAACGACAAAATGGATGCAAAAAAACGAGAAATTAGGACCGTTGACTGCCGCCTTGCCATTAGAGAGGCTGCGGAAGGTCAGGAGGGCGAGTCTCGCACCATCACAGGCCGTGCCATCGTATTCAATGCTGAAAGCGAAGTGCTCGACGACTGGGGCGAAAGATTCCGCGAAGTAATACTTCCCGAGGCTGTGACGATGGAGTTCCTCAACACGCAGGACGTGAAGATGAACATGCTCCACGAAAGAGAGCTCACCATCGCGCGCTGCAACAAGGGCGTCGGCTCGCTGCGCATGGCCGTGGACGAGCAGGGCGTGACCTTCGAGTTCGAGGCTCCTCGCTGCGACATCGGCGACCGCTGCCTGGAAATGGTGCGCCGTGGTGACTATTCCGGCTGCTCGTTCGAGTTCTACCCCAAGGACTACGAAGTGGAGCGCACGAAGGGAGCCGACGGCAAGGACGAGGTAATCATCCGCCACAAGAGCTTTGAGTTCCTCAATGCCCTCACCATCGGAATGGACCCCGCCTACCGACAGACGAGCGTCAACGCACGCGAACTGGAGAAG